ATAAGCGGGACTTGAGATGTTGATGCCGACGTTGCCGTTGTTAAAAATGTAGCCCGATGCGGCCCCGGCGAAGGTCAGCGTGTTTGCGCTGTGCGTGATCGTGACGTCGCCGTTGTTGAAGTTGATGACCGCGCCTGACGCGAGGAACAGGTCACTCCACCCGAGCGACGACGTGCCCAGCGCCCCGCCGTCGTTCGACAGCTGCGTCAGCGCGCCGTTGATTTTCAACGCCCCGCCGAGCTCAAGCGTGGCGTAGGTGCCCGCACCGCCGAACAGCTCGTCAATCTTATCGTAGACGGCGCTGTTAATCGTGGTGGCGCTCCACGGCGTCGTGCCGTTGGTCAGCGCGCTGCGTGTAATGGTTGATGCGGCCATGCTTACCTCGTGGTTCGTGTGCCTGCCAGCGTCTGGTCCAGCGTCTGTGTGCGCAGCTGAAGACCAAGCCGCGCCGTGCGGCGAATGTCTACGGTGCTATTGGCCGTCGTGCCAGCCTGCTCGACGCGCACCTCCTGCACCATGAGCGTCTGGTTCTGGCTGATGGCGACCGGCGAGGTGATCGCAATCGCCACGCGCTGCCCAACCTCCAGCTGTCGCCCCAGGTTGTGGCGCTCATCGTCGGCGCTGAATGTGATTTGCCGGTAGCCCTCACTGAGCCGTGCAATCAGCAGGTCGGCCCGTGCTTCCAGTTCGATGTTGGTCAGCTCGGTGTTGTCCTCGCTGTAAACGCGCTCGTTGCTGACCTCGGTCATCTGCTGCACGATGCTGTTGGCCGCAATCGTGCGGGCCGCGACATGCTGCACCGGCACCACGGCGCTGAACGCCGAACTCGGCACCACGCCCGCGCTCAGATACAGCACCGCGTCTGCCGTCGGGATGCTCGGCGGTTGCCACGCAATCGACCCGACGGTCGCCAGTTGCTCGTTGTCGATGAGAATGCGCGGGTTGGCAATCGGCGAGAACACCGACCCGTCGGCGACGGGAATGGCCGAGAAGGTCGTCAGCGACGGCTCCACCGACTGCGTGGACCGTCCGAACAGGTTGACCTGCGTCACGACGTTTGTCAGGTCACGATAGGCGCGCAGGTTGTAGGCGTTCCGCGACGTGTTGGTGATGCTGTCTGCCGTGGTCACATGCGCGGCGTCTTGGAACAGGTTCACGCGCCGGTCTGGCGTGACGCTCAGATAGGCCCCAGCGGCGTCTGCAATCTGCTGCAATGCTTCCAGCATCGTAACGTTCTGGAACACAAACCGCGGCGCGTTGCCGAGCGATTGCGGGATGAACCCGACGCGAAACCCATCGACGCTGGCGTTTGTCTCCAGCAGCTGCCGCACCAGCGTGTTGAAGCCGATGCTGCCGTAGGTGCCCCGCACGCCGCCCCATCGGTTGAGCGTCCATGTCAAGTCCTGCGCCTGCACGCGATACATGGGCCGCTGCCCAATGTGGTTGACCTCTGTGGTCACTTCGGTCATGTTGCCCGCAAAGAACAGCTCCCCGAAGTCGGCATTGGCCACCTCGTTCAGGAACCCTGGCTTGATGTCCGACAAGCTGACACGGACGCCGAGGCCCTCCTGCAGCGGAATCTCGCCGAGCATCGAGAAGGTCAGCAGCGACGGCTGGCCGAGCTGCTGCGTGATGTTCCAGTCGTTCTGCACATACGGCGTGACGTCCGTGATGAAGGCATAGAGCGGCGGTGTCGAGCCGCCAAACAGCGCGCCGTAGCTGGTGACGGTGATGCGGAACTTGCGCGGGTAGACGCCGAGCGTCATGCTGCCGACGGTGGCCGACCCGATGATGGCGTAACTCATGCCGCCCGCCCCGTCCGACGCAGCGTCTTCGCCAGCTCATCGCGCACCACCTCGGCCAGCCCCGTGCGCGCCGACGGGCTGTCGAGGTAGCCCGCCACGTTGATGGCCACGTTGACCGTCGTCTGTCCCCCGCCAAGGCCTGCGGCCCGCTGCTGCTCAGGCGTCAGCACCAGCTCGCCCGGACGCAGCAGCGCCGGGATGGTGTCCCGACTGCTCGGCATCCGCAGCGTCTGGCCTGCCACGCCGCCCGCATCCATCCCCGTGACGGCGAACGGGTCACTGCCCGTCAGGTTCTGCGTGATGCGGGCAATGAGTGCCGCGAAGTCGGCCTGCGCGGTCGTGCTGAACTGCACGGTGCCCAACCCGCTGATGGCCTTGCCCTGACGATCGACGAACACCCCGAGGTCATACATCTGGCGCAGCAGCGGCTCAAGCTCCTGCGGCACCGATGCGCCTGCCTTGGCGGCTTCGACCACGAGATTGCCAATCGATGGCCCCATCGCCTTGGCAATGGTCGAAAAGTCCGCACCAGAGGCCGTGAGCAGCTCCATGTCGCCCAGGATGTCCTGCAGCTGCGTGTTCAACTCTTGCGCGGCGAACGTCCCGCCCATGTCTCCGAGGCTCAATTTCCACTCACGCATCGCCGACCGCACGTTGCGCATGTGGTTTTCACTGAGCGCAAGCTGCTTATTGACGCCAGCGACGGAATCCCCGACCGCGCGCATGTCCTGCGCCACGACACCGCCCATCTCTCCCGGCGACGTCAGGAACGACGGCGGCGTGATCAGGCCGGTCTCATCGCGGAAGTCCGTGACCGCCTGCGTCGAGCGGTCGATGGTGTCTTCGATGCCGAGCCAGCGGTCGAGCACATCGTCAAGCTTGTCAATCAGCCGCTCAAACTGCTCATTGATATCGCTGGCAAAAGTAATGGACCCGAAGTCTTCGAGCTTCTCTCCGTTCGTGTCGGTCAGCAGGCCCAGATCGAACATTTTCCGCATGATGGGCTCGAGTTCGCGCGGCACCTGCGTCCCGGCGGTCATCGACGCGGCCAGCAGCTTGTTGATTTCCGGAGCCATCTTCTCGGCCACCAGGTTGAAGTCTGCCCCGGCGGCAGTCAGCAGCTCCATGTCCTTAATAATGGATAGCAGCTTGCCGTTGATTTCCTGCGTGGCAAACTTCGGCCCCATGTCTGCCACCGTCAGGCCCCACTTCTCCATCGCCGCGCGGGTGTCGTTGGTGCGCGTCTCGCTGTCCTGCAGCTGCTGGTTGAAGGCGCGCACCGCCGCGTCAAAATCCTGCGGACGGCGCACGTTGAACAGGCCGTCCATCGACACGCCCGCCGCGTCCGCGCGGGTGCGCATCGCTTCGAGCCCGCCGCCCGCCTCGAGGAACTTGTTCCGCAGGTCCGTCACCTGCTGCTGCTGCGATGGCCCGAACAGCTTGCCCACCAGCGACCCGGCCAGCGAGCCCACGATGCTGCCCAGTGGCCCCGCTGCCGCCGACAGCGCCGAGCCAAACAGCCCCGGCAGCTTGCTCCCGAGGTTGCTGGCGAGGTCTGAGGCGAGCCCCGCCCCGAGTGACGCGCCGACAGACTTGAGCGCGTTGCCGCCGCCCTGCAGCGCCCCGATGATGGTCTGCGGCAGGCCCTTGAAGGCGGTGCCCAGCCCGGTGAACGACGCCCGCGTGCTGACGGCTTCCTTCTCCACGGTCGCGGCGAAGGTCGTCCATGCCTTGCTGCCTGCGGCACTAAACGACGTAATGGATTTCTGGAACTTGTTCAGCTCGTCCTGCGCCTTGATCATCGGGTCGGTCGAGAACTCGAAAATCTTCGACAGCGGCGTCTGCTTGACCTCGCGCGAGGTGAACGCCGATAGGTCCTTCTCGAACTTCGCCCACTCCTTCTGCTGCTTGGCGACTTCCTTCGCGTTCGTCGCGCTGCTGGCCGAGAGGTCGTCCATCGCCCGGGCCGTCTTCGTGACCGCAACCGTCGCGTCGTTCTGCGTCACCGTGGCGCGCGAGATTTCCACGCGCAGCGTGTCGAGAATCTTGCGGCTCCCGTCGAGCGCCGTGCCGAAAGCGCTGTTCCCCTTGACGCCCTCGTAGGCCGCAAGGGTCTGCTTACGCGCCTCGTCGGTCGCGCCCTGCATGAACGCTTTTTGGTCCTGCAGGGAGCGGTTGAGGCCCTCGAATGCCCTGCCGACACCGGGCACCGACGCCGCCATCTCGATAAAGTTGGCGGTCATCTGCACCTGCGCATTGAAGAACTCGACGATGCCTTGCAGCACGAGCTGCACCGCCAGCTTGAGCCCGTAGAACGCGCGGCTCGCAATGTCGGCCACCAGCACGACGCCATCGCCGAACGAGACGAAGCCGAGGAGCAGCGTCTTGACCTGCGCGGCGGTGTTCGGCCCGAGCGCGGCCTTGATGCTCGCGGCCACCTGGTCGAAGGTCTTCTGCAGCCCCGCCGAGCCGAGCACCTGCGCGACAATCCCGGCCCCGGTCTTCATCAGGTCGAAGAACGGCTCCAGCGCGTCGGCAATGGTAATCTGCACGGCGTCACTGATGGTGCTGGTCAGGCCACCCCATGTGTTCGCCTGCAGGTTCATGGCCCCGGTGAACTGGCCGAGCGATTTCTGGAACAGCTCGAAGGCTTTCGTCCCGCCACCTGCGGAGGCAGCGAGCGCCTCGATGCCGTTGCGCGCCTGCGGCGTGACCACGCCCAGTTCCATGAGGCGCATCATGGCTTCGCCCACGGGCTTGCCCGCCTGCAGGCTGCTATACATGCGGCCCGTCCAGAAGGCGACCTCCTCGAACTGCGCGCCCGACGCCGCCGACGCATCGCCCAGCAGTTGCAGGTTCTTCTCCGTGTTCAGCGCGTCCCCGCCGAACAGCTGGAGGTGCTTGCTGGCCGTGATGATCGGGCCCGTCTCGAACGGCGTCCGCTTGGCGAAGTCGAACAGGCTGCGCACATGCGCTTCGGCCTTGGCCGAGTCGCCCATCAGCGTCGTGAACTGGAGCGTCGATTTCTCGAGGTTCGCGTTCATCTCGAGCGCCGTGCCGCCGACGGCCTTGATGCCTCCGACCAGCAGGTCGAAGCCCTTGCTGACGACCGCGCCGACGCCGATGAGTCCGGCCAGCTTGGCGAACTGCCCCGTTATCCCGCCGAGTGCCCCGTCGAGCTTGCCCGCCGAGCTGCCGCCCGTCTTCATGGCGGTTTCCAGCCCGCTGACCGACTTGTCCGCGTCCGACGCCCCCTTCTCGACCGACGTGACCGCCTGCAACACCTTGTTGAGCTGCGCAACGGCGGCGGCGACCTCAGCAGTGACGACGATTTCCAGTTCGCGGGCCATCAGCGGGTCGGCTCCTTTCGGGGGGCGAGGATATCGTAGACCAGCCGCAGCCGGTCCGTGACATCGACGAAGGCCTCGGGCTCCATATCTTGCGTCAGCCGGTCGAGCACGACCGACCCGGCCCCGAGGTCTTGCGTGAACCGATTACAGCAGGCCCGGTAGATGTCCCAGGCCTGCTGGTTGTCGGCGTCCAAGCTGGTCATGTGCTCCATGAGCACACACGACCGGCAGTCGTATTGCTCCGGCTCGGACGCCACCAGCTCATCGTCGGCCAGCTGACAGCAGACGACGTGGCCCGTGGCGACCGAGTCGGCCCAGAACTCAGCCCACGTCCGGAGTTGGCCGAAACGAGGTCTCCTTGATGGCCGCGCCCTCGACAATCTGCGAGAGCCCCGCCTTGCCGACAAGCGCCGCTTTGACCACGCCGTCGAGCCGCAGCTTGTTCTCGGTCGTGCAGGGGGCCGGAGCCCCGCCGCGCTCGACAATTCCGCGCCAGTCCATCAGCACATAGTCCACAATCGCGTCAGAAAACGCCTCGTTGTCGGTCACGTTCTCCATCTGCTTGGTGGCCTTGTTCAGCACCTTGCGCGTGTGCTGGCGCTGCAGCTCGCGCCACTTGGTCGTCGTCAGTTCCCGGCAGATGTAGACCACATCCGGGTCCGCGTGCTGGAGGTCGTCCAGCGCGTCCTCTCGCACCTCGAATGTGGCCCCATCGGTTTGCAGTTGTCTCGGCATCGCTCGTCTACCTTTCGTGGGTCAGGAAGGCAGCGCTGACGGCTAGAAGGCCGCCAGCGACTGCGTGGTGATACGGGTCATGCGGAAGGGGTTGACAAACGCCATGCCCGTCGGGGAGGTCGCTGCCGCCTTGGCCAGGAAGATGGCCTGCGGCTTCACCTGGTCCGCGCCAGACACGTTGGCCGTGAAGCCGTCCGTGTCCAGCTCCAGCGCCGGGAACTCAATCTTCTCGGTGTAGCGGTCGGTCGAGTTGATGTAGCTGCCCTCGAAGGTGAGGTCAGCCTTGAACGCCGTGTCGTTCCGCAGCGCGGCATACAGGCTGTTCGCCGACACCGTGTTCATCCTCGGATACGTGATGGTCAGGCGCATGGTCGGGAAGCCGTTGTCTCCGGGCTCCGCGATGTAGTCCTGCCCGGTCACGTTGGGCGCATCCTGCGGGCGCTCGAACTCGAAGGTGATGCCCTCGAGCGCGATGGCGTTCGTGGCCGCGAGCGAGCCCGCCGACTGGATGTTCATCCGGTAGGTGCCCTGCTTGCGGAACACGCGGTTGTCGAGGCCGGGGTAATTCGCCCCCGCAACGGTCGCCGCCACGTTCACCGACGAGATGTCGGTCATGCGGTTGCCCATGACGCGGAACGTCGTTTCCATCACGCCGCTGTCGCCCACGGTCTTGTTGAAGCCGTAGATTTTGGTTGCGGTGATTTCATCGACGAACTGCACCTTGTCAAACGCGAAGGTCGCGCCGAGCCCGTCAGCCGAGGCTGACAGGTCAATGACGTGCTTCCACGACGTCGTCTGCCCGGTCGCCGAGCTGCTGATGGTCGGAGCCGCGGGACTGCCCATCGCCAGCGCCTCCAGCACATACTGGTGGTCGGCGTAGCGGTCGCGCGTGGTGAGCGTGATGTCCTGCGGCGCCGTATCGCCGAAGTCCCCGCGCCCGTAGAACGTCTGCCCAAAGGCCTCATCGTTGACGCGCTGCGGGGCGAACCGCGCCCCGCCGTCCGCGGACAGATAGATGCCCCTGGTGACGCTGGCGGCCACGCCCCACGAGTTCGTGCCGAACTTCGCGAACGCAGCCTTGACTTCCCTGCCGGTCACTCCCATGTGGATATCTCCTAGACTTGTGCTTCGTAATTGAGTGGCACCGTCAGGCGCAGCGTCAGATACGACGCGCCCACGGGTGCCGAAATCGCCCAGTCACGCCCGTCGTCCGGGACGGTATACAGACCCGAGGTCTGATGCCCGTCCCTGACAATCGCTGCGAGCAGACTGTTGCAGTCCCCGACCAGCGTCTGGAACGTCGCCATGTAGTCGGCGGCAATGTGCCGCGCCACTTCAAGTTCCAGCACGTCGGTGCGGTCTTCGGTGTAGCCAAAGCCGCCGATGCTCGTGCCCCCGCTCACCACGCACCGGAACACGGCATCGCTGCTGCCGCTTCCCTGCAGGCTGAAGTCGTCGCTGCTGACGGCTTCCCGATACGAGAACGGGGCCGCCACGACCAGACTGCGCACGCGGTTGCGAAGGACATCCGGCGTCGTCGCCATCAGCCACGCTCCCAGCTGTAGCCCGTGGGCTGGCCCGTGACCTCGCCCGTGGTCTGTGCGGCCTCGGACGGGTCAATCTGGTCATCCACGGTCAGAGTGTCGAACTCCCGGCTCACCAGCAGCATCGCGCCCTCGAGCGCGCGCTCGGCGTCGGCCAAATACGTGTTGGCCTTGTCTTCCCACGGCCCTCCCTGCAGCGTCTGCGCCTCACGGAAGATCAGGCCGAGCGTGCGCAGCGTCACCGGGCCGGTCAGCGCCGTGCCACGGATGCACCCGATCTGCCCCGCAAAGGCTCCGGCAGGCGTCGAGGTCAGCGTGATGCGCGCCCAATAGAGCGGCGCGGAGCCGTTGATGGTGCGCGTCACCCAGTTGCCAGGCATCTCCCATCGCACGTCGCCGCCTCGGCTGAACGGCTTGTTGTTCAGGAACTGCGTCTCGTTCAGCGGGTTGACCTGCTCCCACGAATCGGCCCAGACCTGCACGGTCAGCGTGCCGTTGGTGTTGCTGACCTGGTCGAGCATGCGGATGGACAGGCCCCGGAACTGCAGCGGCGAGCCAATCAGCAGATGGTCCGTTGCCGGTGTCGCAAACACGGTGGCCAGCGGGATGGTCGCGGCGTTGGGCGTCGTGGCCGATGCCGTATAGTCCGTGTAGACGCCACCCGTCTGCCCCAAGACCTTCGCCGGGGCGTGACGGGTGCGCAGGCGCTCGGGCACATACCCCGCTTTCGCCAGCGCCGGGAAGGCCCAGTCCTCGAGCGCCTTGACGCGCTTGGTCTGCCAGTCGGTCTGGCCGAACTGCGTCAGGATGGTCTGCTCGTAGGCCTCGAGGTCGCTGTCATAGACCACATCGTTCGGGAACCACACGCTCATCGCTCAGCCTCCGTGCCAGACATTGGTTCGACGTCAATCGGCGGCGGCGGCAGGAACAGCTTCAGCCACTGCGCCTGCAGATTGCGCAGCAGGACGGGAATCTGCCCAGCGTGCCGCACCCAGATGCGCTCGGGCTTGGCGCGCCCCTTCAGGCCCTGCACCTGTGCCGCAAACGCCACCTCCACTTCCAGCGCCCCGCTCACCTGCTTTACCGCCGCCTCGTAGAAGGGATAGGCCAGCGGGTGATACTTGTCGGACGGGTCGGCAAAGTGCGTCTCGAACAGCTCGACGACCTTGCGCAGGTGGTTGCGCCCGATGTCACTCAGGCCGCCGCGCTCCTCGCTGTCCCACTGCGCGAGGTTGAGATGGTCACGCAGCACCAGCAGCTGGTGCAAGCGGCGGTCCGGGAACACCTCGCCGTCGCGGATGAGCAGCGGCAGGTTGCGCCGCAGCGCCTTGTCGCGTCGGACCCGCTCGGTCAGGTAGCCGGTGTGGGCAATCTGCACGTCGTTCAGCTGGAGCGCGGGCAGGATGTCGCCGTTGCAGTCGCGCTGCTGCGGCTGTTCGTGGACGCAGCCGTAGAACTCGATGTCTGGCTGGCGCCGGAAGACGCGAATCGGGGTGTCGAACGTGACGCCCATGTCGAGCTGCAGATGGTTCTGCTTGACGCCGTAGCCCGTGAAGATGCCGCCCTCGAGGTAGTGGTGCAGCGCGTGCGCATCCACGAGCCGCTCGTCGCTGTCAATCCACAGGAACCACGCGCCGGTCGCCGCTGCCAGTGTGGCGTTCCGGGCCTCCGCGAAACCGCCGCGCAGGTCGCCCACCGCCCCGACCTCCACTACCCGGGTGCGCGGGAAGGCGTCGAGGAACGGCTGCAGCGCTGCCGTCCCGACGCCGGTGTCGGCCAAGATGATTTCGTCGGCCACCGGCCACACCGATTCGAGGCAGCGCCACAGGTCGATGGTCTCGCCGGCGAGGATGCCGACCGACAGCGCCCGCTTGGGCCGCGCCCGACGAATCGCCGCCGCGAAGTCACGCGGTCGGAAGGGACGTCCGTTGAGCTGGCACGAGACGATCCAGTGCCCGACCCGCTGGCCGCGCGGCGTGACGCCGATGTCGAGGAACGCGACGTTGAGCCGGTCTTGCGTGCCCCACACCTGTTCGAGGTCAGGCGCGCGGAAGTGATGCACATGGCCCTTGCGCATCGGGATGTCTTTGCTGGCGAGTTCCACGAACGGCCCCGACGGCATGGTGCACACCATGCGAGCGCCCGTCTGGGCGCGGGCGGCGACAGCGGAGAGGAAGCCATCCACCCCCGCGATGTGTTCGCAGAACTCGCCAACAAAGACCCCATCGAACGGCCCGAGCGCCGCCAGCTCATCCAGCAGCGTCTCGTGGGCCGTGTGGGTCACGTAGCTATAGACCGCGCCCTGCACGAACGTGCAGCGGTCGGCCACGCCGAGCGCCGTCGCCGTCTCGCGGGCCACGGCGATGTTGGCGGCGCTGTAATCGACGCCCACCACGCGCCGCGACGGGTCGGCCTGCGCCAGTGCCAGTGCGAACGCCCCGTTGCCACAGGCAACGTCCAGCACGCTGGTGCAGCCCTGCAGCTGCTCCACCACGCTGCGAATGCGTGGGCTGTGCTGCATCTCGACCAGCGGCGGCAGCGCGTGCGCCCCGTAGTCGTCGGCGCTTTGGTCCTTGCCGTCGATGACATACTGGCACCACTCGGCGGTCGCGGTGTCGCCCAGTTCACGCGCCAGCACCTGCGCGGCGCAGTGGTCGTCCTCGTGCAGCAGCTGCTGCAGCAGGGCCTGCGGCTCGCGGATTCGCCGGTCCGCCATCTGACCGACCGCCATGTGCTCCCAGCTCTGCGCCACCTGGTCGAACGTGTAGCCCTGCACATGCACAAGTCCGTCGCGCACCTGTTGCGACAGATTGGCGCCGGTCAGGATGCCCACCACGGCCTTGATGCTCTCGGCCTGATACTCGGGCGTGTCGGCATCGCCCTGAATGAGCGTGCCGTGCGGCACCGTCTCCGGCAGTGCGCCCTTGTAGCTGCCCACAAACGGCGTGCCGCACGCCTGCGCCTCGATGGCGGCGACACAGGAGGTCTCGGCGAAGTCAGCCACGCCGGGATACCACATGACCGCCGCGCCTGCGATAGCCCGGTAGAGTTCGGGCTTGCCGAGCTCGCCCAGCCAGGTAATCCCACCCACCTGCGCGTTGACGGCGGCTACCTGCTCGTCGTAGGCCGCGCACACCCGGCCCCACCCCTGCGCGTCATACATGCTGTTGTAGCGGCAGAGGTGCAGCTCGGCGTCCGGCACCTGTCGCCGCACCTCGGGCCACATCGCCAGCAGGGGCCGCAGGCCGCGCTCGGGCCGCGTGATGTGGATGACCCGCTTGGGATGGCGCGTGACGTCGGTCGGCACATACGACGGGTCGAAGCCGTTCCGGCAGACCCATCCGATGGAAGCCAGCTCAGGCGCGACGCCTTCCCACTGCTTGCGGTGGTAGTGGCTCACGTAGGCCACCACGTCATAGGCCCACCCGAACGCCATCGTCTGCGTCTTGGCGGCCTCGCCGGTGAGCAAGTCCTGATTCCACAACACGCGGACGGTCGCCGGGATGCGCTGGTTGAAGATGTGCGGCATGCGGAGCGCGACGAACACGTCCCAGTGACAGAACCGCGAGAGCGCGTCAAGGTCGGCGGTGCGGTGCCACGCCACGCCCCATGCGTCCTTGCTCGGGGCGTCCGGG